CACCACCTGCTGCATTGTGCATTGCCTGCCCAACTCCTCCTGCGTTTTGTTCAACAACCTCTAAGAATGTTGCAAGACGTTTTGCCTTATCCCCAGTTGCAATAGCCTCTTTCTGCACATCATTCATGGTGATACCCATTAACTTAAGACGTCCAACTTGCCCCTCTAGGACATAACCCATGAGTTTTACTTGGTCTTCCATTGCACCCATGGAACCAGTAGTCTTTTCAGTGAATGCAGCCATGTCAGCCATAGCAGGAAGAAGGTCCTGAATTTGTTTGAATGTTAATCCGTATGATTGGGCAAGCGCAGCAGAACTTATTACTTGGTCGTCAGCTATTCCAGTTAACTTCTGCATTTCCGATGCTTGTTTAACTATTAGCTTTACATTTTCTTCAGAAAGATTTCCATAATTTTTTAATTGAGCAGTAAGTCTAGCCATTGCACGCTCAGCAACAATAGCTTCTTGACTTATTTTGGAGAATACTTGTTTAGCTGATTGATAAACTGCATTAAATACTTGAGTTGCTGAGATACCAAAGTTCTGCCATAGTTTAGTTAATGTCCCAGTTGTTGATTTCCCAAGCGAAGAAACCTTCCTCATCTGACTACTGAAATCATCCTTAAGCTTTAAGACGAACTCCAAAACACCTATTCGGACCATGGTTTAGTACCTCCAATTAAGAAAAAAGAAAAAAAGTCCATCATTAAGATGGGACCACACTTACTTCAGTCACATTATCAGCGTCACATGTTCCATTAAATGAACGAACCCAGATGTCTCCTTTAGTGTCTGTGATTGGAGCCTCAATAAGGTCTACATCACTCAGAGTTAGCGTCACAAGATTACCAGTCTGGTTTGTAACATTGTAAATAGTAATGTCCTTTAGAGTTCCATCATTGCCCCAGTTCATTGTGTACTCAGTACCTGCAGGAGATACGCTTGGAGTATTTGTACTCTGTGCGTACATATCTGTAAGGTTTATATCATAACCTGTCATTCGGAAGTCGAATGCAATAGTAACAATGTCCTTAGACTTTCCTACTTGGTAAGCCTGACCGCAATGATTTGTTCGAGTAGTCTTTTGCTTTGTACCGCCTGTTAGTGTAATATCACTCTCGATTTTACACTTTTCATCAGTTGAACCGATTGTTACGGTAGCATCCTCTGAATTAAAATAAGTTAATGTTGCCACTTTAGTTTACCTCTTTAGAAGCTTCCGAAGCCTCTTTTTTTGTTTTCTTTTTACTCTCTTTCCTTTGATTGTCATCTGCGTCGGAGTACTTGATTGGTTCACTAATCTCCTCTTTAACTATTGCAGTTTTTTCTAAAATAACAATCCTGTTTTTCTTTACAAGCTCGTTAGCATATTCTTTGCCAACCTTAATGTCATACTCTCTGTTAGGAACTAATGTCCGGTCTTTGAGTTTAACACAATGTGCTAATGTTTTTATTTTCAATTTAAGCCTCCCGGTACTCTATGAATCCTCTTACTTGACCATGAATCCACTCAACACCGTTTTCGTCTTCGTCGTCGGCAAATCCACTTAGAATACCTGATTGTTTTATATCTGAATCTGTAGTTCTAATATTTCTTAGAACTCGTTTAATATTATCATTGAAGTCATACTCGTCATAAGATGCAGCAGATTCTTTGAGAAGGAAATAATGAACAACGAAAACAACTGAAGCCTGAACCTTGCCATCGTGAGTCATGCGTTCTTCAGGTAACTGATCAATGAGTTCAACATTAATCCTTGGAGAAATAGCATCAATACCATCGTTCTTTGCAGTCTTTGGTCTTCCTAAGAAAATCCAGTTCTTAACCTCAACCGCTGAGATGCTGCTGGATTCGTATAAGTTAATTCCGCCTGCAGAAGAAGTTGTTACGGCAACATCATCAAGAGTAAGGACTAATCCTGCTTTTACTGTAATCGTTGTAAGAAGCTGCACGCCATTACTTCCTGCACCTCCTACAGCAATCCTATCGCCTACAGATAAATCAGAAGAATCAAGAACAGTTAAAGAAGCAGAAGTTGCAGTTATTGAACCAGTTGTTACTGTCTTTGATTTACCCTGTGGAGTGTAAGTTGTGAAATAAGAATCAGTACGAAGAGCATTCCTAACAATAAGCCCAGTATCTTTATGTAGTGAATCTATGTTTATAGTCATTTCAAAGCTCCAACGAGTTTAACAAATTATCCCAACGGATATTCATAATTAATCATAGAACTATTTAAACAATAATCATACATTCAGAAGTTCTTGAGCCAATTATCTAAAACACGCTTCCCTACTCCTGCCATGTTCTCAAAGGCTGCAAACACACCACGTTCCATAAAGAACCGTCCCTTTATCCTAAATGTCCCTGAATTGACATGGTTTGCGTAATCAACGACTTTGTTTGCAGCCTTTGGACTTATTGGCTTCCCTGTTTTCTTGCTAGTAGCGCGAAGGAACTTAGGTTTTATGCCACCTACAAGTATCTTAACCAAATCAATGCCGTCTTCTTTTCGTACTGTAGAAACCATAGCACCTGAATCAATTGAATTAGTGTCTTCAATCTTACGTTTTACCTGATTAACTGCGTCACCGCCAAATTCCCGGAGAAGAGCTCTCTTTAGTTCAGGGGATTTCTTCCCCAGTCTGTCTAGTTTTTCAAGCGTTCTTAACGCCTCAGGAGTAGGAGTTAGCATTTTATTTGTTTTTACTTGCAAAGAAGATTATACTTGAAGTATAACCATAGTTAGTGTTAGCAACAGCAATGACATAATAAGGAGTAGAATCCCCCACCACTGTTACTTCATCACCCACAGAAACAGAAATGTTCTGCATAACCCTAAGCTTAAGGTCAGAATAAGTCACTTTAGAATACCCACCATTGCCTTCGACGTCCCTGTAATTGGGATTAGTGCGCATTGCAATTGTTGTAGTAGTTGTTGTAGGATTTACTTTATTCTGGTCAGCATCAAATGTGGCAGCACCATTAAAATGAACCAAGGTTATATTTACACCTAGCTCCTTTGTGCTTCTACTTGTCGCATCAGTGTCTACAAATACCATCTTAGATTAAAGGTCTGTACTGGTTATCATTCGAGCGGTTCCCTGTCCGATTAACATCATTGATTTGCTCATTCATCTTTCTAGGAATGGAGTCTACACCTAAAAGTTTAAGCCGCTTAACATACATATCCCAGAAATACTCAGGTTTTCTTTCATCAAAAGTAACACCATCCCCCATTGATTTTACTGCATTCCAATTGAGGGAACGTGCTGCATAATAAGAAGCCAAGTAACGCTTGGCACGTTCATCGTCAGCCTTAGAATCTTCATTGGCGTCCTTTACAAAAAGAGCAAGTGAGTCTTCTGATAGTACACACTCATCATTTATTTGGATCTGTATCCGTACATTTTCAATTTTTGTATCTGCCATTATGAATCTCCTAAAGATTTACCGTGAAACCTTTTTTAGGTCACCTGAGTTAATCAAAATTTGAAGGTCCTTACAACTAGCAATCATCTCATCACTGAGAGTGATTGTTTCATTTTCCTTAACTTCAACCACCGGACCAATTTCTGTCTCACAAACGTGTAAACCCTTAACAAGACCCTGTGGTTTGAATTGGTAAACACACTCTTTCGAATTACTTTTAGGAGCATCAGAAATCTTCTTTTTTGCTTTCTCACTTTCAACATTGAAGCTCACCTTACTAGGGTCTGCAAATGATTCTTTCTTTTCAGAACTTTCAACTTTAACATCAGAACTCTTTTCGTCTGATTTACTATCCTTGCTTGTTTTTTTATCTGTCATGTAGATTCAACTCCTTATTTTTTATTTAATAATAGAAAAAAAAGAAAAAAAGAAAGCACCCTTAGATGCTTGCTGTTTTAATTACAACGCTAGGTGTTGGTACAACCAGGACTTCCTTAACAGCAGATGCTTGAGTAATTCGTAGGTGGTCTTCCTTAATGTCAATAGGCATTAAAGGGACTGCTCGAACTAAACGTGCTACATTAGGGTTGAATGGGTACATTACACCAGTTCCTGCACTTGCTTGCGGCTCAGAAATAATCGCAAGAAGAGGGTAGTTCTTAACAACTTGGTTATAGAAACTTCCCTCAGGAATTGATACGTCAATACTGCCGTTGTTCCAGAGTGAACGCTTCATCTCTTGGAACTGAGTATCTGCAAGTACTAAACGCATTGGTCCAGACCTGTATCGTTTATCAACAGCAACCATCCATAGACGAACCTGTTCGTAAATGTTAGTTGTACTTGTTGACCAGTCAGCTGCACTACCAAAGGTATCGCCTGCTTGACCATAAATTCCAAGTGTTCCAAATTGTGAAGACTTGTTCCAGAGTGCTTCTTCCTGAAGTTCTTTAACTTCGTTAGCTGCCTCGATTGCGTAAGATGTATCGAGTGGTTCACCATTCTTTCGGCTTAACTCAATGTCATGCTTTTCAATCTGGTATGAGACACCAATCCATGGAATCTTTACAGTAACATATCCTTTGTCAACTGCAATAGCAGGGAAATCGCTTGGGTACTGAACGATTGCTGCTGCACCGTATCTGTTGAGTGTTCGGTATTCGTACTGTTTCTCGTACATCCCTACCATAACTTCTGGGAATCCGTTCTCAATCAATGGAGTTGTATATTCCGGTACACGAATGAGTTCTTCTGCAATTGCAGTGTACTCTTCTCGTGTGAGGAAAACGCTATCTCCAATTTTAGCGTTTTTGAATGTTGAATCTTTTGCTACGTCATGCATTTCTTTCACCTCTAAAGTACAATGAACTCGCCACGTGCTCCTGCTGCAATTGCTGCATTAGCCATGAATCTTCGTCGAGTTGTTCCGCTTGCAAGTAATCTTACTTGACCGCCATCTGTTGAATCACCAATAGCTCCTTCTGTGAAATCTTCTGCAGCGATTAGGTTTAAAACCATACCAGGAATAAGAGTTTCAATCTGAACTGGTGTTCCGTCTGTGTAGTAGGGACTAGAGTTGTTTGCATCTTCAAACTCAGAGTAGATTGTGAAACCCATTGGTTCATCTCCTGCGCCTGCTGAAACAGTTGGACTGACATTGTCAGCTCCAAATCCTTTTTTTACAAGGACTCCCATGCCTACTTGACCACTTGCCCGTTTAGGAAGTAGTTGTCCTTTGTTTCCGTCTGGGAAAGCGTGTATTGCGAATGTTGCCATTTATATCACCTACTCCTGTTTAATGCCTTTTTGGCGTGCGATTTTTTCTTTCATCGCTTTCTGTGCTGGGTGTTCCCAAGCATCAGTTTTTGCTCCGTGTGATGGCAGACCGTTAGATTTACCAGAGATACTCTTTAAGTAAAGACCTAGCTTTTTGCTATCCATACCTTCGATTAACTCTTTCACATCTTCTTTGTCGGAAATTGTTAGGATTTCCTTACGAAGTGAGTCTGCTTTTGCTTCCTCAGCTGCTTCGTCGTCTTTCAACTGTTTGTCGTACTTGTCAGCTTTCGCTTTAAGGTCGTCAAAGTTCTTGAACTTTTCAGTTAAAGAATCAAGCTCAGCTTGTTTAGCTTGAAGTTTAGATTCTGAATCAGATACACTAGCTCGAAGCTTTGCGCATTCATCGACAGAATCCAAATATTTCTTTTCCATGTCTTCGGACATATTATCATCTCCTGTTTTTTTATTTTTTACTGAATCTGCACCAACACCAACTCCTTGAGAAAAACTGGCTCTTCCCTTTTCGTGTGGTTGTAGGATTGCAAGATGGTCAATTCGGATATTCTTTTGGATATGGTCGTATGTGGATCCATCGAAAGTTCCAGACTCTTCAACAATGTCAGCATTAAATCCTATGCTTACATCTGTTGGTTGTTTGTTAGTAATGTTATCGATAAAGTATTGTGGAGTCTTATCAACAAATAGAAATAAGTCAGTATAGTGCTTGTTTGATTTCTCATCATAGTATCCTCTAAGCATATAACCAACCATATTAGATTCTTGTGCTTTCTCGTCCATCTCATTAAATAACTGATTCGGGTGAGAGATACTTATAGGAGAATAAGAAGACCGGATTCCTTCAATAGAATCCTTAGGTTTGTAATGTGTTTGAACTGAACCATCTGCTTGGTAGTAAGGCTGAACAATCTCTCGTGCAATTGGAACATCGTGTACAATGATAGTCTCACCAAAGTCAATCACTTCAACGCTAATGTTTACATCTGAGAAGTCTAGTTTTACTGTATCGTTCTTTGTTGTTGTACTGTCAAAGCTACCAGTAGAGATTTTCTTTTTAATCTTTTCAATTATCTTGTCTCGTCTGTGTTTAGCCATAGTATTTTCAGGGGTCAGGGCAGGAAGGAACCACTCTGACTCCCATGTGTGCTTAAGGAGGGTTTGGGGAAACCTATCTCAATGACAATACTATCTTTTTCTTAGAACTATTTAAACAATAATCATACATTTACACAAAAAAGCCCTTAGACTCCGCTTCTTCCTTTGTTAAAAGTTCTATTGAACTTCTGCAAGGATGCGGCACTTCAGTACTAGGAGGTGCATAATCTCCGGTACTAAATGGTTCGCCGATTGCTACTATTTCTCCATCTAAAATAGTGCAAGCCCTAGTGGTATCTTCATCAAGAACGCTGACCCATTGCTTTGCAACAAATGCAGAACTGTTATTTCCTGCTTGAAGGTTTCCTTCGTTTAAGGCAGAGTTCACTTCATGTACAACACCCATCTTAACTCGTGGCTCCTTAGAAGTAAATGCACGATTAACTCCCTGAGTAATTGCTGATTTTTCACTAGGTGGATTTAGTCCCCAGTTAGAAATAGTGATTCCTAGCTCTTTATTTATATCAGTTGCAACTGTCTTAACAATCTTCAAATGATTTGTTACCAAGAGATTAACTGTAGAAACTCCAGCAGTTCCCGGAATCTTTGCACCAATTTGTTTCTCTGCTGCACCATAACCTAGACCATAAGCCTCAGTAAGATATTCAGCAACTATTGGGTCAAACTCAACTAAGCTTGTTTGAATTAACTTATCAAGTTTATTTGTAACTGTAGTATAGCTCTTCTTGAAATCATCAATGAACATATTCTGTGCAGCATCTTGGTAGAAGGGAAGAACTATTTTAAGAGAACGTCTTTTAATCCTATCAAAGACCTTTACTAAATCTTTGAAGTATCTGTTTTCTAATTTTCTATATTTTGGAGCTTCAAACTTGCTCTTGACTGTTGGTTTTCTTTTTAAAGAGAATCCGTCTTTTTTTTTTACTCCGCCTTGATCCGTAGACTGTTTAGTTGGGTCAGGGTTGGTTAGTTGCTCTGGGACATCTAACATGATTAGTTCTCCTGAGTCTAGTTCTTCTTGCATCTCATGGGTAATTACTCCTGCTTCAACAAAAGTCTTAATAGCTCTTGCTCTTATTTCGTTAGTTTCCTCGATTTCCTTTTGTGTCTGTTGGAATAAAGGGTTCCACTCAATTGAATAATCATCCTCAGGTATTCTTCCAACTTCCCGGAGTCGCTGATAGATGTCTTCTATGATTGGCTCATCTTCCATACTTTGCTTACTAGAAATATCAGAATAATAATCTTTCAGGTTTGTTTCGCTACCAGACACTTGACCTGCATTGATTCCAATTACCAAAGCATAAGGTAGACCAGAAGCAATTGCAACCAACTGAAGTGCGACATCAAAGTATTCTTTAGGATTCAGACCTTTCCCATTAGCTCCTTCAAACCTAATCTCATCATCCTTATCAATAACAAATCCATTTAAGGTATCAACTTGTGACCACTGTTTCTTCGCTGTATCAATATCTGCAGTGTCGGTTTTATCAAAGTCAAGTTTAAGTACAGGGAATCCTCCTGCATATCTATAGAATGACTGACCAGTACTCCATGCAACATTATCAAATATGTTTAGCCAGTTGTACATAATCTTAAGTTCTGAGACTCCTTCAACATCCTTAGTATCTCCATTCTTGATTTGAATAAACCTACTTGAGTCTATCCTAATCCTTTCAGAACCGTACACATTCTTAGGAGGGTTAAGCACAATATAATCAATATCACCATAGTTGTCAGAGTTTGGGTCCTTGTCAAGTACTATGTCAAATACTTCGGGCTTTTCTATTAATTGAATCTGTAAAATATCAGTTGGGTTTTGAACTGGGTCAGCAACTGTATCACCAGAGTCCACATAGTGAAAGAATAATAATGAGTAACCGTACTTCTTAGAACTTCTCCTAGATGTCTTCATTATCTTTCGTAAGTCATAGCCGCCTTGCTTCTTATTCTTATAATTAATCTTCTCAAACTGTTCCTTCATAGACTCAGACTCAGTTATCACATCAAACCATTTGTCGAATCTATCGTCAGTAAGTTTGTTTAAAATTTTGTGAGCCAGACCGTTACGTTGGTCAAGTTCATCGTATAAGTCATCTGTAAGTCTTGAAGAATCAACCCACTTAGAGCTGACTACCTGAGAACCATGATACAATTCTTTAGTATTTTCTGGTGAAACATTATTTTTACCCATACCTCCCTAAAAAGAAACGATATATTTAAACAATAATGTTCACACCCCTCCGCCATGCCACTTTCGTTTTTTGAACTGTCTCAAGTATTCCATTGCAAATATTAGAGCCATAGGAAGGTCCGGATGAACCCCTAGTTCTATGAAGTTACCATCTTCATCTCTACCCCAAGACTGTAATTCTTCAATAAGCACCTTCATCTTTTCTCTAGTTTCACCCTCTGCATAAGGAATAACAATACTTGAACACATCGGTTCAAAGGCAGACTCTAATCGTTCAATAGCGTTATGTTTAGAAATAGTCATCTTGCTTCTGTCCCTTGAGTCAATGTTATCACTTGAACCAGTTGTTACAAGAGTTATAGGGAGAGAAAGGGTCCTTAAATCTCCTGTAATAGCTAATATGCTGTTTTTCTCAGGACATAATCGGTCATAAGCATAAACTGAATGTAGTGCTTGCATCTTCTTTAGCTGCTCTTGTTTAGGTATTCCTTGCCCCATCCAGTAATCCAATATCTGAAACTTTCCATCTTCCCGTTCCATCAAACTAAGGAAAGCAGAACTGTTTGCATTTTTCCCTGTTCCAAAAGCGAAGTCAAGACCACAAACTAAATGAACGCAACCAAACTGAGGTCTGTGATTAACCAAAGAAAGGGAGACATCTTTTGCTAGCGTTATCATCTCATTAGAAATAATAGAACTACCTCCAGCAGTTGGCTTGTTCCTGTACTCTTGATTATATGCAATAGGTCCAATCCCTGTATCTGGGTCCTTCTCCCTATCTAATCGTTCTCTAGTCCAATAACTACCCCATATAAGATTCCCTTCTCCATCGTCTTCTGTGTCATATATCTTTCCTTCCCTTGAATCAATAGCTTTTTTCAGCAAAGAATTATCTCCTAAAATAGTCCCTATCCATTTCCAGCGACCATTCACATCTAATGAAGGAATGATTTCTTGCCTTATTTTCTCATCATCAATCACTCTAAGCTTTGGGTTCCTTACCCTCTTCCTTGTTTCAATATCATCCAAAATGATTAGGGTAGGACGTTGGTTGTTCCAATTAAATCCTCTCAAGTCATGCTCAAAGCTTACTGCTTCAATACGAACCCCATTTATTTCAATACAATCTCTCCTGTAAGTTCCTTTATCATCTTCTGAATCATTAGGTGTCAAGTTACCATAAACAAACCTGAGCAACTTATTCTCTGAGAACTCTTTCTTAAGAGGACTAATGAACTGAGTTGATTTCTTGAAATTCTGTGAAGCATATAAAATATATTTTTCTTTGTTGTAAATAATGCACCAGCTCAAGTAAGCTAAACCAGTTACTGTACTTTTCCCATGACCTCTTGGAGCAGCAAGTGCATCATTAGAATTAGAATGGAGTATCTCATAAATTTCCATATGAAACTTTGGAACCTCCCCTTTTATTTTATCTGGGAAATAAAACTGAGAATACACATCGATATTCTCAAAGTAGGAAAAAATACTATAAAGAAGTCTCCTTAGAAGCTTAGGGGTCTCTTTGTGTAAACTACAAAGTTCCCTAACTTGATTCAGGCTTGTCCTCATCTTCGTAGTAATACTGGTAAACCAAACGTGGTCCAGTCCGAGTCTCACGGGTTTTTGTTTGCCTCTTTATTTCAAAGAGCTTCTTGTCTCCACTAATAAGACTCATTGTCCTACGAATATAATCCTCATTCCGTTCAAAAATAATCGCCAAGTCATCGCTTGTGAACCTCGTTGGCTTATTTTTCTTTAGGAAATCGAAGACGTCACGTCTATCCATTAGTTCTTAGTTATATCTAAAAGAGTAACATTCTCGGGAATAAATCCAGTAACGTGCTGCATCGATTGGTTCTTGATTGACACATTTTTAGTATACTGGTAGATTTTCTTGAAGTCCTCTTCGTTAAATAGATGTTTCTTTCCCCCAAACACGATGTTCTGGAACAAGGAATTTTTAGTCGAAAGTATAATCCGAACAAAATCCTCATTAGTAAGATCATCACTATGTCTGTCTTCAAGGGTAGAGAAAGCTTTCTTCAACACCTCTTCACTCTCGTTGTTGTAGCAGATTTCTTTTAATTGTTCGAGTGTGTACATTTAATCACCTTCTTTTTTTTCAATTGGCTTAATAGAATCAGCAGCCTTCTCAACTAGCTTAGCATTTTCAGCAGCTAGGCGTTTCTCCTCTTTCTCTTTTGCTTCCTGTTGTTTCTTCTTGTGAGCAAGGTATTGTTCTTTGACCCATTCTTTGGTTATTGCCTTCTCCCCTAAGTCAGAAAGTAGCTCATTAATATACAATACATTCTTGTCAATGCTTGTATTTTCAATCTGTTCAATCTCTTTGTTGTATAGATCCACTTCAGCCCTTCTCTTATCTGCAGTCTCATAAAGACCAGCTGTTGCATTTATTCCATCCTGTATTTGTTTTGCTATTACATTCTTTGTTGATTTATTCATGGTTAATTCCTCTCCTTTGCTTTTATTATCCTAATCAAATCATCCCTTCGCTGCTCAGATTGTTCAAGTGTATCATTCCGGAAGATAATCAATTTCTCTTTCTCTTGAAAATACAGCTTAAACTCGAATGAAGTAAAGTCACTCTTGGACTCTTCACACCTGCTTATCCCTGTTACTAAATCTAAATTAATCAAATCTCCTTCAAACTGTATAAAATTCATTTTTCAACCCCTATAGTTGCTAAAGCTAAGGCTAACACCCAACCAATAAACGTCCAACCTAAGAATAAATTTATAATCATTACTGCAGGCTTGTACTTTGTCTTTGTTTGCCAAGCTAGAATGCTCGGAGCAAAGTAAAGTAATACTAAAGCAACAAATATTAATATTTCAATCATTTTCTTCCACCTACCTTTATGTCTATTATTTGTTTTCTCAAATTCCGCACCGATTTCTTAAGGCTCTTATAATCCTTGTTCAGCGTCAACATCTTGTTTATTTCTTGCCGTAATCCTTTGTTCCTTTTGCCATACAACCAGTACAAATGCGCATCCTCTGGGCACATATTCTCTTTACCCAAGACATACTGACCAAGATTCCAGTAAATAGGGTCATAAGCAGACTTGTTTGCGTAAATAACATGATGAACCTTCTTATGTCCCTTGTACTCCTCCTGCATCTTGTGAGTCAGAGTATGTGAAAATATGTTATAGAACTCAAGCGTCGCAATATCCCACTTACAGATTAGAATCATTAACTCTTTTACTAACTCGTAGCTTCCATGCTGCCCATAAGCGAATCCTTGGTTGTACTTAGCCCCCATGATATTACTGGATTCATCCCAAGACTCCCTAAAGACTCTAAGGTTCCGGAACCAGAAGTCATCAAGATTGTATGAGTATCCCTTTAGAAACCATCGAACTATCTTCATTCCGGGAATGAAAACCAGGTACTTGATTATACCGTGAAATATGTTGTACTGCCAATGATTCTTCCCTAAACTGTCAGAGTGGTTGCCAAAGATACTCTTCTGCATCTTCCTGTTGTCTTTGTAGTCTTCATGGTACCAATAGTCGCCTTTATACTTCCACCGCATAAAATAGCTTAAAATAGCCTTGAAGGGATTCATTTTTCCCCCCTATCGCAGTATTCCACACTACAAGAAGTACATACTGGGACCATTTTCCCACTTTGTCCTGCACCGAAGATATGCCTCTGCCCCTTTATTACTTCTTCGCACACCAAACATTTTTCATTTGGTGGGACAAATGTAATCATATTCCCTGAGATAGTAAGAGCCCAGATAGAACCACAGTTACATTTAGCAGATGTGCAACCTATGTGCATATCCTCATTATTACAAAACGGACACTTAAATGTTTCAGTTACAATGTTTGTTAAGTAGTAACTTCGATAACCACTCAGGTCTTCCCAATAACAATTAACACCTCTCGATTTCATCAGTAAAATAAATTCTTTTTTATCTTCTTCACTGGTTAATGCATTGAAATTACATGCTATAAAGTCTTTCCCAACAAACCCTTCTTCCTTCACTTTATCTTCAGGAGGATTATTCTTTTTTGGGTTGAATTCTAAGCTTACCCCCACAGGGAAGGTTCTTTTAAGTCCAAAGTTTATGGTTCCATCCTTCAATGTAATTCCTGATTTCTTGCTATTTTCGGTTTCCCTTTTGATTGTTCTAGGGTCTTTTTCCATCTGCTCAGTCTTAACAACCCCGTCAATTATGCAGATAGCAACTTCTTCTTTATCAGAACAATTAGGGCAGTCATTATCATTACACTTCTCTTCTCCCTTATCTCGCTTAAGAAATTCAGTCATTTCCTGAGTTAATCGGTCTTTTACTTCTTTCTTGGTTTCCCCACTAGGTGTTGAGAATGTTGCAAAGAGCCAATCTTCCCCTCTTATCTTCTTTAGTTTTACACTGGACATCGAAAGCCCAATGGCATGATGTTTTATTGCTTGACCAACATCAAAGCCCAAAAGCTCTCTCACATTCTCTTCGTCTAACTTTACCTGGTACTGCCTTCTTATTTCATCTGCTGTCATTGTTCTAGTTCCCCCATCATTTGTTTTAATACTTCTTCATCAAGAGGTTTTATTGCTAGGACCCCTGCGTGATGCATATCTACTTGTTGACGTTCTATATACCCTCGTTTCTTTCCCTTACATTTCAAAGCGAAGATTATACAAGCATTATCCCCTTCATTAATCTTTTTCTTAAGGGCACTTTCCAAGAAGTCCAACTCAATCTCCCCTACTTCCTCAATAGCATTCTTGTACAGCTCATTCTCCAGTAGCCACTTATAGTGAGTTGAACGGTCTATGTTTACCTTTTCACAAGCCCTCGTAACATTGCCTAATGTATTGACCATTGCCTCAACCATAGCCTTTTGTGTGCCTTTGAGTCCTTTTATAATTCTTTTGTTGGATTTTGTTGCCAACTTCTTCTTAGCCATTGCCTTTCCCCCTTAGTTTAGCTTTGTCGCTTTTTGTGATGTGTACTTTTCCCATCTATCGATTATTACTTGACAATATACTGGGTCCAATTCTACCATTCTACACTTCCTCCATGTTTTCTCGCAGGCAAGAAGTGTGCTCCCAGAACCCCCAAAGATGTCCAGTACAGTATCATTTTTTGATGAGCTGTTCTGTAGTAGGTAAATCAGCAGTTCAATTGGTTTCATTGTGGGATGTTCTTTGCTTGATGTGGGTCTTTCAAAGTTTAAAATAGTTGTTTGAGCCCTATCTGAGAGCCATTTATGTGCTGCACCTTCTACCCACCCATATAAAATAGGTTCATGTTGCCACTGGTAATCTTGCCTTCCCATTACAAAGTGATGTTTAACCCAAATAAGAATCTGTGCTAGTTTGAATCCCGATTTAATAAAGCTACTTGTGAAGTTTACCCTTTCTGTGGGAGCGTGAAATACATAAACTGCTGCTCCCCTTTTACATGAGTTAAACATATTACTGAATGAATCCAATAAAAAGTCATAGAACTCTGAGCCATTTGCGAACTTATCGTTGTCAATAGTTAATGACTCTTTTGTCTTTCCCACATAGTCTACATTATACGGAGGGTCTGTGATTACAATATCAGCCTTATCCTCTTTCATAAGTATTGTTACATCCTCTAATCTTGTTGCATCCCCACACATTAATCTATGGTCTCCTAGTGAATACACATCCCCTCGTTTTATTTTTGTTTTGTTCTTTGCACGTTCATAAGAACCAACCTCGATTATTTCTGCTTCAGTATTGAGTCCATCCTTTTGGTCAATACCTATCATAGAGTTAATCTTTCCTACATAAAAACCAGTCATGTCAAGGTCATAATCTTTAGATTTTAGTTCGAAGAATTCAGTCTTAAGCAAATCAAAGTCCCACTCACTCTCAGCGCTTTTATTATCCATTATTCGAAACGCCTTCTTCTGTTCTTCACTTAGGTCTTCTATTTTTACACAAGGTATTTTCTCCATCCTGAGCTCCTTTGCTGCAGAAATTCTACCATGTCCCGCAATAATAACCTTGTTCTCATCAATAAGCACAGGGTTTCTGAATCCGAACTCAGTAATACTCTTCTTTAAAGTCTCAATCTGTTTCTTAGGATGCTTCTTTGCATTCTTCTCATAGTTCTTCAGCTCATCAATACCTATATACTCAATCTTAATCTTTTCACTCATTTTTTACCTCTTTCCATCTGCCGTTTTGTAGACCATTCCTTGCTGTTCTTGGTAACTGACGGAATTTCTTGTGAACATTTGTAAAGATTGTCCTCTCTGAGTTGTAGACTTTCTTTAACATTTTACTTCGTTCCCATAAGCTTGCATTGTCCCATTCATTTATGATTTGAATTCCCATGTTTAAGCCATCACTCCCCCTTTCTTAAAGCTAATTTTGTTTTTACAGGTAAATCTTCAAACTTCTTGTGTACATTCGCTAGCAATGAAATGCTTGACTTATACAGACCTTTGAGCATTTTCCTTCTTTGCCACAAACTTGCTTTATTCCAGTTGTACTCCATTTTTTTATTCTTAAATAAATCC